ATATTGATTTAGAGGGCAGTATAGATGTTAATGGTACTACGGAAACAGATGCTTTATCTATAAATGGCACCTCTGTTACATCTACTGCAACAGAATTAAATTTACTTGATGGTTCTAGTGCTAACACTGTTGTTAATAGCAAAGCTGTTATCTATGGTTCTGGTGGAGAACTTGCAGGAACTTTGTCAACTGCGGCTCAAGGCAACATAACATCACTAGGAACACTCACAACATTAACTGTAGATGATATTACCATTAATGGTTCTACAATATCTGATAGTGGTGATTTAACATTAGACGTAGGTGGAGACCTTACTCTTGATGCTAATGGTGCTGATATAAAATTAGCTGATAATGGAACTGTTTTTGGAGAGCTAACAAATTCTTCAAGCTTTTTTGTAATCAAAAATCCTATTCAAGACCAAGATATTGAAATTAAAGGGAATGATGGTGGTTCTGTTGTTACTGCACTTAGACTTGATATGTCAGCGGCTGGAGCGGCGACATTTAATAATGATGTTACTGCCTTTTCTGATAAAAGATTAAAAACAGATATTTCTAATATAGAAAATGGCATAGAAAAAGTTATGCAAATGCAAGGTGTTTATTACAAAAGAAACGACCAAGATGATGCAAAAACAAAAGTAGGTGTACTAGCACAAGACATGGAGGCTATTGTTCCAGAGGTTGTTTTAACTGCTGATGATGAAATGCAAACAAAATCAGTAGATTATGGTAAACTTACAGCAGTCTTGATTGAGGCAATTAAAGACTTAAAAGCAGAAATTGATGAATTAAAAAAGGGGTAGTAAATGGCAATTCCATCATCTGGCTCAATAGCAATGTCCGCCATTCAAACGGAGTTTGGTGGTTCTAATCCAATAAGTTTAAGTGAATATTATTCTGGTGGTTCAAATGTTCCCTCTGGTATAAGTGGTAATAACGGAACTATACCGACATCAGGTACCATTAAAATGGGTGATTTCAGAGGTTCACAAAACGTGGCTTATGTATCCGCATCAGGTGGTACAACAAACACATCTGGTAACTTTAAAATACATAGATTTAATTCTTCAGGAACATTTACTGTAAACGATGCTGGTAATTCTGCTGGTTCTAACTCGATTGAATATTTAGTTGTAGCTGGAGGTGGAGGTGCTGGTGGTCAAGTCTCTGGTGGTGGAGGAGGTGGTGGCTTCCGTACAGGTAACTTATCTGCTAGTGCAGGGAGTTTTAGTATAACTGTTGGAGGTGGTGGCTCTGGTGCTTCAGGCGGTTCAACCAATGGTAATCCGGGCAACAACGGTTCTTCATCTACTTTTTCTAATATAACTTCTGCTGGTGGTGGTAAGGGTGCCGCTTTCCATCAAGGAAACAGCATTAATGAAGGTGGCAATGGTGGCTCTGGTGGAGGTGGAGGCATAGGTGGCGCTAACCAAACATCAGGTGGTGGAAATGGTAACACACCAAGTACATCTCCAAGTCAAGGTAATGATGGTGGTGGTTCAGGTCCAAGAGGAAGTGGGTCTGCAAACATCGCGGCTGGGTCTGGTGGTGGAGCAGGAAATGCTCCAGCAAATACACCTCCAAATAATGGAAATAGAACTGGTGGTAATGGTTCTAATAGTAGTATTTTAGGAAGTAGTAAAACATTTTCTGGTGGTGGAGGTCATGGAGCACATAGAAATTTAGGTTTAGGTCCTTCAAACTGTCGTGCAGGAAATGGTGGTACTGGAGGAGGAGGCGGAGGTGCTGAAGATTCTTCTGGTGGAACATCTGGTAGTGGTGGAACTGGTGGTTTAGCCAATGGTACTGCTGGTAACACATCTAACGGAGCAGGTGGTCCCGGTGGCACAAATACTGGAGGTGGAGCAGGTGGAGCCGCTTTATCTGGCAGTGGTGGTAACGGTGGCTCTGGTATAGTTGTTCTTAAATATCAATTTCAAGGATAATTAATTATGGGTCATTATGCAAAAGTAGTAGACGGAATAGTAACAGAAGTTATTGTTGCCGATAAAGCATTTATAGATGAATGGAAAACTGGAGAAACATGGATTAAAACATCATATAATACTCTTAATGGTGTTCATGTAGACCCAGAAACAAGAGAACCAGATGGAGGAGTTGCAATTAGAGGTAATTTTGCTGGTCCCGGTATGATTTATGATAGTGAAAATGACGTATTTTATAATGCACAACCACACCCAAGTTGGATATTGAACAAAACAACATGGCAATGGGATTGTCCTATAGGTCCTTTTCCAAATGATGGTTATATTTATATGTGGGACGAAGACGCCTATCAGGCAGATAATACAACTGGTTGGGTTCGCATATAATGGCAATCACAAAAATGAAAAATATACCTCAATATTCTTATAATAAAAGCGAAGACTTTATACAAACATGGCATATACCAGAGGGAATATGTGATGCAATAGTAGACTTTTATCATGCTAATAAACAATACCATGCACCGGGTGTTTGCAAAAACCAAACAGAAGGTGGAGCTACAGAGCAAAAACATTATAAAGAATCTACAGATATATCTATTGCCGCAGGTAATACGGAACAACCTTTTTTAGATTATCGCATAGAATTACAAAAATGTTTAGATGAGTATATTAAGATTTATCCCATGGTTAATCATTTACATAGATTTGATATTGTTGAAGATTATAATATTCAGTATTACAAAAAGGGTCAAGGTTTCAAGGTAGAGCATTTTGAAAGAGATGGCGGATTAAATAATACTGCAAGAAGATGTTTGGTATTTATGACTTATTTGAATGACCTTGATGATGGTGGAACTATCTTTACATATCAAAAAAGAACCATAAAAGCACAAAAATGTAAAACAGTTATTTTTCCAACTGATTGGACACACACTCATGTAGGTCAAATCTCACATACACAAGAAAAAATGATTGTTACAGGTTGGTATAGCTACAAGTGGGATATTTAAATGGACGGAGCACAAATAATAAAAAATGCCGTTGACCCATATTGGTTTTTTGCAAATGAAATAAGCAAAGATACTTGTCAAAAAATTATAGATTTAGGCAAAAAAAAATGGAAAAAAGCCACAGTACAAACAAACTTTAATTCTGAAAATCAATATGATGAAAAACAAAGAATTACTGATATTGCTTGGTGCAATGAACGATGGGTTTATGATTTAGTTTGGCATTATTTAGAAGTAGCAAATCAAAATTCTAATTGGAATTTTCAAATAGATTCTTGCGAAAGTATGCAAATAGCAAGATACAAAAAAAATGGTCATTTTATATTTCATCAAGACGGTAACGGATTTACAAGATTTAACAATAATAACGAATTTACACATGGCAAAACTAGAAAATTATCAATGTCAATAATATTGAATGATGAATTTGATGGTGGTGAGTTTGAATTTCATAACAAAGGGAAGGTCGAAAGCAAAAGAGGAACTGTCATAGTATTTCCGTCATATATGGTTCATAGAGTAAAACCTATAACTAAAGGAACAAGATATTCTTTGGTTGCATGGTTTTGTGGAGAACCTTTTGTTTAGTCAATGTTTTGTAAAATAATAGATAATTTCATAAATAAAAGTTATTTTGAAGAGTTACAACAAGCTCTGCAAGGTGATGAATTTCCATGGTATTATAACAATAACATTTCTTTATTAGATAAAGAAGATACTACTTTTAGTAATTATGGATTTACTCATTGGCTTTATAATGACTATGGAGTAACAGATTCACAAGTTGCACATTTTGTAAGACCTTTAACAAGTCAAATTTTAGATGCAACAGAGTGTAATAAAATATTAAGGGTTAGAGCAGACATGGTTACATGGTCACCAAATAATTTTTTACATAATGCTCATCAAGACTTTTCTTTTCCACACAAGGCTAGCGTTTTTTATATAAATGAATCTGATGGTGATACTGTATTTTACAATGTTACTAAAAACCAATATAATAGAAATTGCAAAATACAAAAAAGAGTTTCGCCAAAACCTAACAGATTGGTGATATTTGATGGAGATTTAATGCACTCTGGACATTCGCCAACAAAATACAAACGAAGAATTATAATTAATTCTAATTTTAAAAATAGTTATACATAATATGAAAGCAAAAACATTACAAAATAATAGCAAATATGCCGAATACGATAAAGATGGTGATGGTGTGGTAACTGATGAAGAGTTTGCCTACGTTACCGAAGTCAAAAAATTAGAACATGATTTACGGAAACAAAGAGCACAGAGAAGAATGGCGACTGCCAGTTTGGTTGCTATGGGTTTATTTACTGGTGCTATGTTCTTTGTTGATATTGAAAGAGTCAAGGCTTTATCTGATATTAGTAATTTATTTTATATTAGTGGTGCTGGTATTGTTGGTGCATATATGGGTGCTAGTGCTTTTATGAATAAAAAATAATGTTTAAGGCATTTGTAATAATATGTGCGATAGCAATACCAAATACCTGTCAAACATTAGAAGATGCAAGGGGACCTTATGAAACAGAAAAATTGTGTAAAGAAAGAGCTTTAGAGATAAGTAGACAGGTACATAAATATTATCCTTTATGGAAACCTGTTAAATATAGATGCCAAAAATTACCTGTAGGGAGGTTAAAATGGAAAATATGATATTAGAGGCTTGGAACAATTTGAGTTATATTGAAGGTGTAATATTTACCTTTTGGCTATTTATACTTTATTATGGTAAGGTATGGATAGATAATAAATTTGAAAAAAAAAGATGCCCAAGATGTGGTGCATAATGGAGATATAGATGTTACAGGCATTGATTGGACCAGTTACTGGATTATTAGATAAATTTATACCAGATGCAGACCAAAAAGCTAAATTGGCACATGAAATTGCCACAATGTCTGAGAAACACCATCAAGAGGCTTTACTTGCACAATTAGAGATTAATAAAGCAGAAGCACAATCAGGCTCAATATTTAAAGGCGGTTGGCGCCCTGCTGTTGGGTGGGTCTGTGCGATTGCTTTTGCCTATCACTTTATCGTAAAAGATTTAATTATATTTGGTGCCAGTTTTGCTGGTTTAGAATTACCAGATTTGCCTGATTTTGATATGGGTACACTTTTAACTGTTCTCGGCGGTATGCTTGGCATCGGAGGTCTTAGAACCTATGAAAAACAAAAGGGTCTTACCAAATGAGTTTATATAGAAATATACACGCCAAGAGAAAAAGAATTAAAGCAGGCAGTGGCGAGAAAATGAGAAAAAAAGGTACAAAAGGTAGACCAACAGCCAAACATTTTGCACAAGCCAAAAGAAAAAAGAGATAAAAATGAGACTATGTTATAGATGTAAAATCGTTATGAATAAACAATTTTGTTCAGATAAAGAGGTTTTAAATAATATAAGATATGTCTGTCCTGCTTGTGATAGTACCGAAGAGGATATAGATATTAGTAATTCAAAATATTCTGCGTGGTCTGAATTAGATATATTAAAAGAGGTTTAGATGGATATTGAACAATTAAAAACAGAATTGATTGAAGATGAAGGCGTAAAATACGAAGTGTACTTAGACCATTTAGGTTATAAAACTTTTGGAATTGGGCATTTATGTAAGGCTACAGACCCAGAAAACGATTTTGAGGTAGGTACAGAGGTAAGTGAAGAAAGAGTTAACGAGTGCTTCTTAAAAGACGTAGAAAAGGTCATTGAAGATTGTACAATACTTTATGATGAATTTTTTACATTACCAGATGAGGCACAATTAATTATTGCTAATATGATGTTTAATCTTGGGCGACCTCGTTTATCTAAATTTATTCGTATGAAAGAAAATGTAGTAAATCATGATTGGAAAGGTGCAGAAAACGAGATGCGAAATTCAAAATGGTTTTCACAAGTACCAAATCGCGCAGAAAGATTATGTAAAAGAATGGGGAATATAACAGTTTGAGTTACAGACTTTTAAAATTAAATGCAGGTATTGTAAAAGATATTACAGAATATGCCGCAGGTAAAAATGGGCCATTTTATGTTGATAGTAATTTAATTAGATTTAGAAATGGTTACCCTACAAAAATAGGTGGTTGGGAACAAGAAACATATTTTAATAATGTTAATACCGAGTCTTCAACATTAGCACAAGGTAAACCAAAAAATGCAATATTTTGGAGGTCTATAACAGATGGTATAGATAGAATAGCATTAGGTACACATAGTCATTTATACATTATAAATAGTGGTGTTTTGTATGATATTACACCTTTAAGAAAAACATCATTAAATCTTTCTAACCCATTGGCAACAAACAATAATTCTACAACAATAACTGTTACCGATACAGGACATGGTGCAAAAACTGGTGATTATATAGTTATTGAAGAAGCAACCGCAGTAGGTGGGATAAGTGCTGACACCTTAAATAGAATTGAAGGTTATGAAATAACTGTAACTGGTACAAATACATTCACAATAGAGGTACCAAGTCAGGCATCTAGTTCTGCTACAGGTGGTGGAACAGGTTTAGACATAAAATATCTTATAGGTCGCGATGACCAAATGAATATACAAAGTGCAGACACGGCTACTGGTTGGGGTGTAGGTACATGGGGAGAAAGTACATGGGGAACTGCAAGAGATGTAGATAGTGATACAGTTGCATTAGAAGCAACCCAATGGTCTTTGCAATTATGGGGAGATGATTTATTAGCAAATAATAGAAACGGACAAATATATTATTGGGACACATCAGCAGGAGAAGGTAACAGAGCAGTGTTGGTATCAAGTATTGCAGGTGCAACAGATGTTCCAACTAAAAACAGAACAATAGCAATATCTTTTCCAGATAGACATTTAATTGTAGGTGGTACCACATTGGTAGGTACTACAGACCAAGACCCAATGTTGATTAGGTTTTCAGACCAAGAAGATTTTACAAAATTTACACCAACTGCAACAAATACCGCTGGAGACCAAAGATTAGAGGTAGGTAACAAGATTGTTTCGATTATACCTACAAAAGATGAAACCTTCATAAATACAGATGAGGCAGTATACGGAATGACATTTGTTGGTCCACCATTTACTTTTTCATTTAGATTATTAGCAGTTAATTGTGGAGCAGTTGCCAAAAATGGTGCGATTAGTGTTGATGGTAATGTATATTGGATAGGTAAAAGTAATTTTTTTGTTTATAATGGTTCTGTTCAAGAATTACCATGTACTGTTCAATATTTTGTATTTAATAGAATACAACAAAGATATATTGATAAAACTTATGTTGGTCAGAATAAAAAATTTAATGAAATTATATGGTATTATGTTAGCGAAGATAACACAGCAGGCACAGTTAATCCAGAACCTGATAGTTATGTTACCTATAATTATGCCGAAAATGTATGGACGATTGGTACATTAGACAGAAATGTATGGTTAGATGCACAAGGTTTTAAAACTGTTCCATTTGCATTTGATAGTAATGCAAAATTATATAATCATGAAAGTGGTACAAGTGATGACGGACAGGCGATGAATTGTTTTGTGGAGAGTGGAGAGTTAGAAATAGACGAAACAGGTAACAGAACTTTTTTAATAGATAGAATTGTACCAGATGCAACAATGACAAGTGATACAAATTTATTCTTAGAATTTAAATGTCGTAAATTTCCTAATGGTTCTGAGGTAACTAAGGGACCATTTACAATCACACAATCTACTGAAAAAGTAAGCACAAGAGCAAAAGGTAGACAGATTTCTGTAAAATACTCTAGTACTGGCACAAGTGATGATTGGTCTTTAGGTGATTTTAGAATAAATGCAAAAGAGGACTCTTCAAGATGATTAGATTACCACAACCACCAAGTGTTTATAAATTAACAAATGCACTTGATTCTGCAAGGCAACTATTTGATTTTTCAAGAAATTTGGTGTCGGCATTAGAAATACAACAAACACAAACAAACAGAACGACACTGGCACAATCACAAGAAACTGAAGACCAAGCAACAGCAAAGGGATTTTTCTTTGGCTAATAATTTTAAAAATGCAAAGGCAGATTTATCAACAACAAATAATACAACAATTTATACCTGCCCTACTGCAACACAATCAATAATTAAAAGCATATTGTTAAGCAATGATAGTGGTAGTTCTGATACGATTGATATTACACTTACTGATGCAAGTGCTAGTGTATTTAGTTTATTCAAGGCAAAATCTGTTGCCTCAAATACAACAGTTGAATTATTAGAACAACCACTTATAATACAAGAGAGCGAAATTATTAAGGCACAAGCAACAACAGCAGATAGATTGCATATTATAATTAGCTTTTTGGAGGTTAATTAATGGCAGAAGAACCACTATATGGTGCATTTGGTGATATACTTACATTAGATGACACAGAAAAAACAGAACCAAAAGTAGATGATTTTACCTATGGTGTTTATCAATTAGCAACTCAAAAACCTGATGTTTCACAACAAGATTTACAAAAAACTTATGGTACAAGTGCCATGCCTATATTTGAATGGGTTAAAACCATACAAACTGGTGAAAGAAAATACGACCCAAACGATTTTGAAGATAGACAAAAACTAGAAGAATTTAAAAAACTAGGTACACCTCCGGGTTTCTTAACACCAGAACAAATAGAACAGCAAATGATTGCTGATACAGCAATCGGACTTACAAGTACCATAGGTGCTGGTGCAGGTAAAGCATTGGCAACAGACACACCTGTTTTTGAAGGTATAAAATCAGCTTTTGGTTTATCACAATCATCTGCAGATATATTAAAGAAAACATCGGCTGGTAATTTGTCAGACCCAATACGAACTGCATTAGATATACCGATTTCAGCAGAAAAAGGTGGCGGAAATCTAATTTATAATGAAGCATTAGCATCTCGTGAGGCCGCCAAAGCATCAGGTAATCTACCATTATATGAAAAACTACAAGAACAAAGGGTGCCATTAGGTGATAAAGACCAAAAGGTTTTTGCCTATAAAGGCGATGGAGATACGATTAGAGGTGTAAAAAAAGAAGAAATAGCAAATATGAAAGGTGGGTTTCAAAATTATACTGGCAGTACTCTACCAGAAAAATCTACATATTGGGATAGGGTTAAAGCAGATGCAACAGCAACATCAACATTAGGTGCTAGTGGAGGTGCAGGTGTTGCAACATTTTTTACAGATTTATTATTAACAGGTGGTAAAGACCCAGCAAAATCAGCTAAAAAAGGTGCAGGTGCCGCAGTTGGTACGTATGTTGGAACAGTTTTAGGTGGTCCAATAGGTTCTGTTGTTGGAGCCACTGTAGGTGCATCTGTAGGTGGTCGTGTGATATGTAATGAATTAAGAAGACATGGCATGATGACTACAGAAGATATTTTACTTGATTATTATTTTACACAGAAATATTTAACACCAACTCATGTAAATGGTTATCACATATGGGCAATATCTGTTGTTCGTAAAATGCGACAAGGCAAATCAGTTAAATTATGGTATCATATAGCAAACCATAGACTAAACGAGGTTAAATATATTTTAGGTAAAAGAGATAAACCAGATTATTTAGGCAAAATATACAGATTTATCGGAGAAAAAACCTGTTATATTCTTGGTAAATTTTGTAAAAAAACAGATTGGTCTGTTTTATATGATAAAAAGGAGATTTAAATGGCATTAGAAGATGTAGGCATAGAGCCACCAAATGAAGAAGCCAGAAAAATGATATTTAATCCATCAGAAGAAATGCAAACTGTATTAATGATGCGATTAGCCGAAATGACAGAAGATGAATTAAATGCTTTAGATAAGGCAATATCGCCTGATGTTATGGACGTATTGATGAAATTTTTACCAGAACTTGGTATGTTGATTGAAAAAATTGCTGATATGAAAGAAGGCGAAGAACCAAAAATGCAACAAACAAAAGAAGAAATGCCACCAGAAGAAAATATGGGAGCATTGAAAGATATTGCATGATAAGACACGCAACAGTAGCAGACATATCAGCATTAGCAATAATGTTAGATACGATGCATAAGGAGACAGAAATAAAAGTGCCTAAAATAAATACCTTAAAATTGATAAATAAAATCAACGAGTTAGTACATAGTGGTTTGGTTTTGGTTTCAATAAAAGATAATAAAATACAAGGTTCTATTGCAGGTCAAATGTGTGCTGATTGGTGGAGCGAAGAAAAATATATCGGAGATGCTTGGTTTTATGTATTTAAAAATCAGAGAAAAACTGATGTAGCAAAAAAATTAATACAAGCCTATATAAAAACAGCAAAAGATGCTAAAATAAAAATTAGGTTGGGACACATCTTTTCTGGCGATATTGATAGAAAAGATAATTTTTTTAAAAGGTTGGGTTTTGTAAAGGCAGGCTCAACATTTGTGGAGGCATAAATGGGTTCAATATGTACAAATCAACCTATACAACTACCTGATTATAAAGAAACTGTAAGTGGCACACAATTACCGGGATTTGTAGCCGCAGGTGGTAAAGAATTATACGAACAGGCAAGAGAACTTTCAAAATCACCTTTCCCACAATTTCAAGGAGAAAGAATAGCAACATTTGGCACTGATGCTGAGGGCGACCCACAGAGAATGACAGAAAGAGAAAGAGAAGGTCTAGACCTTTTAGCCAGTGGTACAGCACCTTTTAAAACAATATTAGATGATGCGACCACCATGGCAAGAACGTTAGGTCAGGGAGAAAATTTAAGATTTACACCAACAGATACAGACACACTTATAGGTGACGCCTTTGTGGCGCCTGATTTTGATACAGAAAGAGCAGGTCAGTACCAAGATGTATTTCAAACGTCAATAGACCCAGCAATAGAAGAATTAAACAGACAAAGACAATTACAACAAAGACAAAATGCCGCAGATGCAATTAGGGCAGGTGCATTTGGTGGTTCAAGATTAGGTGTTAGAGAGGCACTAACAGATGCAGAAATGGCAAGAGCAGGTTCAGATTTAAGACGACAAGCAGGTAGAGAGGCCTTGCAATTTGCATCTCAAAGGTTTGATACAGATAGAGCATTTGATGCAGGTAGATTTGATGCCGAAAGACAAGCAAGATTTGCAGGCGAAGGTGAGAGACGTGCAGGTTTTCAAACAGATTTACAAGGTTTTGAGACAGACGAGGCTAGTAGACTAAGAGCATCAGAAACATTAAGTGGTCTTGCACCCTTGGCACAAGGTTTACAAGAACAAGCCGCATCAGGAATGATTACAGCAGGTCAGGCAGAAAGAGAACTTGACCAAAGAGCATTAGATTTGGCATATAGTGATTTTCTAGCACAACAACAATTCCCATTTGAAATGTTAAATTTTGCTTTAGGTGCATTACAAGGCATACCATACGAAACACTAACTAGGCAACAGGCAACAGGAAACCAGTTTATGCAACAGCCAAGTATATATGGACAAACACTAGGTGGATTAGGTTCGTTGGCAAGTCTTTATGCACTAAGTAGGAGATAAGAATGACCGCAGAAGAACTAATAAAAGCATTAGGAGCGGCAAATCAGCAAGATTTACAAGGTGGTGCTCTTGGTGGTTTATTAAATACATTGGTGCCACAAAGAGAGCCAATAGACCCTGCATTATTAGCATTAATAGGTTTTTCAGAATTAGGGGCACAGGCAAGTAGACCGGGTGCTACAGCATTTGGTGCAGGTAGTCAGGCATTAGGAACAGTTGCCAAAGCATATCTTCAAGATAAAAGAGACCAAGAAAAGGCTGATTTAACAAGGGCAACAACTGCTATTTCTTTAGCAACACAATTAGGTAAACCAAAAGCAGAAAAATTATATACCTTTACAAAACCAACTAACATTGATGGTGTTGATTATGAAAAAGGCGATACAAAATTCTTTACCATGAAACAATTAAATGATTTAGAACCGTCAGTAAAAGCTAATATTGTAACTTATTCAGCTCCAAAAGATTCAGAAATAAAGACATATACAGGCCAGTTTGATGGTAATTTATATTACAAAACTGGACCAAACAAAGGTAAAAGAGTTGAAGATGATAGCGGTAATTTTATTAACTACGATAAGACAGACCAATCAAGTATTGGCGAGGGTTCTTCAAAGGTTAATGTTTTTGAAAAGAAAGATGATAGTAAACCAAATCAAGAGGTTGTATTTAAACCACTCAATTTAAAACAAAAAGAAAACTTTTTAAAAGTTAAAGAAAAATACCAAACCAAACAATTTGTTAAAGATTATAACGATAAATTAGGTCATATGGATAATGTATTTACAGCATATAATCAGGTCTACGAATTAGATAGACCGGGTGCTGGTGATTTAGCACTTATATTTAGCTTTATGAAAATGTTAGACCCTCGTTCTGTTGTTAGAGAAGGCGAATTTGAAGTTGCCAAAAAAGTTGGTGGACCTGCAGATTTCTTGGTTCAAACAGCTAATTATATTAAAAATGGTGGTATTCTTTCAGATTTAACAAGACGTTCATTTAGAGATTTGGCATACGCACAATATAATAATGCAACTGCGAATTTAACAACACAAAATAATGAGGAGATTAAGGTAGGTGAAGTTCTTGGTTTAGAGAAATCTGTTATTGAATCTTACATAAAATCGCCAAAACAATATACTCTTGCGACAGATACATATAAAATAATATTACCAAAAAAGACCAATAAACAAAGTTTTGAAAAGTTTTTTTTAGAAAATAATTATACCATTGATGATATTGAATATATGCTTGGTGGCGAAAATGTTAAAGATAATGAAACACTTAAAAGCACCATATTAGATATATTAAAAGATGTTCAGGCAAAACGTTTCACTCTAAAACCAAAAGTAAGGTAGAGATATGAGTAAGATAGATGATGAATTAAAAGATATATTAAGTAAGATTAGAGAAACAGAACTTGAGAACCGAGAGGCAGGTTTAACTGCGTCTGAAAAAATACGACTTATTGCACAAGGTGCATTACTAAATTATAGTGACGAAGCCATAGCCAAAGTGAAATCCCTATTTTCAGATAAATCGTATGACGAAATTGTGCAATTAGAAAGAAATATTTTAGAACAGGCAAGAGATAAAGATGGTTCTTTAAAATATGAATTTGGTGGTGCCATGGCACCTGCATTATTGGCATTACCATTTACTGGTGGTGCAAGTGTGCCTTTAACAATGGGTAGAGTTGCATTAATGAGTGGTGGTCAGGGATTAGTTGCATCGTATGGCGCACAAGATGAAACAATAGAACCAATAGAGGTTGCAGTAGAAACTGGTATATCTACAGTTGCAGGACCTGTTTTTGCTAAATTAACTCAAGCCATAGGTGGTATTGCAAAAAAAGGCTTTGAAAAAGGCTATGGTGCAATCATGGGCAACCTTAATAAAAATGTAGAAGATAAGATTATTGAAATTGCAGGTAAGGCAAATGTTACAACAGATGATATTATTGAGGCTGTTCAACAAGGTAAAATAATACCAGAAATAAACAAAGATATGGCAGAGAATATTAGAGCATTATATGCAAAATCTTCTGTAACAGGTCCAATATTAAGAGAATCGTTAGAAAAAAGAGCAACTGATGCACCAAAAAAAGTTACCGCAGATTTACAAAAATCTTTGGCAAAAGACCAACCTACAGGTAATATTTTACAAGATATACAAAAAACAGAAAAGGCACTCAAATCCGCAGAGAGTAAAGCATATAAAAGAATATTTGATGCCAATAAAAATCTAAATAACCCAGAAATAGATAATTTAGTCTTAGATGTTGTAAATCGTATTGACCCAAAAAACCTTACAAAAGATGCAAATCTTATAAATAAGATGCAAGGTTTACCAGCAGTATTTAAAAAAAATAAAGATGGTTCTTTCAGTTTAACAAGAAGTTTATCATTAGAAGAAGCAGAAAATGCTTACAGAATTGTTAGAGATTTTGGTCAGGGATTATTACAAAAAGATAAAAAAATGACCGTTGCGACCAATGTTAAAAATTTATCAAATGTTTTAAAAAATAAAATTGACGAGGTATCTCCAGAACTTGCCAAAGTAAGAGCCAATTATAAAAAAATATTTGATGGTAAAGAAAGTTTTGAACAAGGCACAAAATTACTTGGTATGAATGCCGACTCAGCAGAAATAGATATAAATAGGATTTTGAATACAAAAGATAACGATTTAATTAAGGCATACCGAGCAGGTATAGCATCAAATATAAGGTCTATTCTTGACCAAAGAGGTGGTAAAGGTGCTTTTGTAAGACGTTTGAATAATCCAGAAAGTAAAGAAAGAAGAATTTTACAAAGGATTATACCAGATGACGAACTTGAAAATATACTTACAGGTGCATCAAAAGCCATAGATTCTGTTGATACAAGAAATATTGTTTTAAGAGGTTCACAAACAGCAATAACAGAAGCAAGAGGAGCAGATGTAAAGCCAACCGATATAACAAGAATAGGTGCTGATATTTCAGAGGCAATAACATTTAATAACCCACTTGCCGCAGTTAGGGCAATTAAGAATTTGATACCAGATTTATCAAGAAGAATGAGTGATAAACAATTACGTCAATTAGCAGAAACCCTAATAGAAGAAGATGCAGATGTTATAAGAGATGCCTTCACAAATGCAGAATCAAGAAATGCAATGTTAAATAAATTACAAAGATTGGCAAATACCATAATAACAGGCGGTACTACAATTACTGCCACACAAACACCAGAGGTGGTTGACCCTAACATAAGATTAGATATGAGTGCTTTTGCATCAGAGGCAGACAAAGATGTATCAGAATTTGTAGGTAATCTGCCAATGTCTGCAAGAATGAAAATACTAAATAGTGTTGATATGACATGAAGAAACCATCAGTACAAGAAATACATGTAACATTAGAGAAACATATTGCTGTTACAGAGGAGCGATGGATAGAAACAATATTACGTATAAAACGTATTGAACATATAATGATAGCAACTTCGGGAACTGCGATTGTTTTATTGATTGGTTTGCTATTGAGGTAATATATGGAATTTGTAACAGCCACACTCACAGGCATTGCATTAGTAAAACAATCAGTAAATTTCATAAAAGAAAATATTAATACCGTAAATGACATAAAAGGCATTGCTCAACAAATAGATGGTTTTTTTGAGGGCGAAGCACAAATGAATAAGAAACAAGGCAAAGGTCTTGGTCTTAAAGAACAATTTGGTATTGAATCTACTGCATCAGATTTTATAGATAGAAAACTACTTGAAGAACAAAGGCAAGAATTAAAAAATATAATAAATCTACGTTTCGGACCTACTGCTTGGGACCAAATAATAAAAGAACGAGCAGATAGAATAAACGAAGTAAAAGAACAACAGAGATTAGCAAAGGTAGAGGCAAGGCAAAAACAAAAAGAACTAATAGATGCCATACAAACCATGGGTATTGTATTTTGCATAATAGCAGTAATAGCCTTAACCATAGGATTATATATTAAGGCTTACGCATCAGAACTTGCGTATGAATATAAACCAAGAGATTATACAAGAAATCAAAAAATACACCAAGGTAAAATAGATGTTCCAAAATTTACAACTTGTAGATTAAAAAAACGTATTACATCAAAATATACACAAAAAAAAGCCTGTATTTATGAGGGTGGTAATAAAACGTTTACCATGATGATTGAAACTTGGTGTCCAAAGAAATATAAATGTGTATATGACCCAAATGGTACCGAACCTGACATTGACAAGGTTATGGATAGTCTTAGAAGTATAAAAGATTAGATGGTAAGACTATTCGCCTAGCTTATCTTACCACGGTTGGGGTGGGGCTGGGAGAAAACAATTATTTTCCAAGGCGACCCAAGCTAATTATTTTGCCATTCTACATTGTCTAATGAATTTTGCAAAAACATTTCTAAAGAACTGGTGGTAACATGAATGTTTATATAGTTCTGTTGTACTATTTTCTGCCAAAAATTTAACAAAATTATCTAAATTTGTTTTTGATTTTATCATTAGTTTTATAATGTGATAACCTCTTTTATAATCACAATTATTGTAGGCATCTAATAAAAAATCATAAATAGTATTTTTACCTTTTAGAATATTCATTATCGTCATTCTGTCCTCCATAATCTTACACCAATTACTTTTTTTCCCTTATATATTTTATCGTAATTATAAATCTGTCTACTTGTATATTTATACGAAAGTTTTTTAAATGCTCTTACATATCTTTGCACCTCAGTAGCCATCAAGAACTTACCTTCAAAATAAATACTATCTCCTATTTCCATTTTTTTGACAGTATCAACCTCAACAGAAAATTGTGGTGGTATTGGTATATTTTTTTCAATCTTCATTTTAATCAACCAATTCACACATTGTTATTTTATGTTTATCGTCAATTAACATTTCTAATTCATCTGTTGATTTTGCCTCAACCATGATTGTTACATATTTACCATGGTCAGGCATATCTGGTAGATTATCAAATAAACGAATTTTAACAAAATATCTGTTTTCCATAATATTATCCTACAATTAAATTTACAAGAGGTCGTGCCTCTGGTTTACAAACTGCATAGATTGCAACTCTAGCAATTTTATTCTTATCTAATATTTGTTGCTTTATATTTTTGGCATGGTCTAAATCAGTACAATCAATCTTATTATACTGACCTCTACCAAGAAATTCAGTAACAGTATAATGATTTATATTTTGTAATAATTCTTTTTCATAGTCTTGATAAGTCATTGTTTTCTCCCAAAAAACGTTGTTTTATAATTACAAGGTATCAAAATTAGTAGTAATGTAAACCAATTTATGCAATATTTGTATTGCATCTGTTTTGGGGTGGTTTTGTTCTCGGTTCATTTACCACCCCAATTCTTTTTAGTTATAATCTTTATATGTAGGGGCACATTGAACCTCTACAACAATAGGTACATATCGGTCTGTAACTTTAACACGACCATGATAAAGAACTGGTCTTAATTTAACAGAACGACAATCTTCTATAGCATTTATAACTTCTTGCCTATTCATCTGGAACATTTCTTTGTTATATACCATTTTGATGTTATTTGAAGGTTGGCTACTGCTACAAGCAGTAACCAAACCAGTTAATATAATATACAAGAAAGGCTTTTTATATCGTTTAAGCATCTTCTAGCTCCTTCCAGTTCTTGGTTTCAACCATTTCTGATACCAATTTCTGTCTGTCTACTTGAACAAGATATTTTTTGGTATCGTTTCTATTTATATCTGTAAGATGTGTAGACCATGCTGTTGCTGATTGATATGCACACCATAGAGAGCCTTTTGCATCATTCCTACCATAATCACCCTTACCATGTATTTGGGTTACCTCTTCGTTATATAACCCCATTAAAATGGCTAATTGTTTTTGGTTGGTTTCTGATACACCTGCCAATCTGCTACCTTTTGAAAGATTTTGTTTGGCAATAGTGTTTTCAAATAGTTTCTTTATCTGTACATCTTCAACAGATATATCCCACCATCTTTTAAATCTTTCAGTTTCATCGGTAACTGCTTTTACAGCATTGACAATCTTTTTATTTGATTGGTCAATATCAAATGATTTTGTATGTCTATTTGATGTATATGCCAATTTTTGACCAGTAACCAATGTATTGAAACAAACATGATTTAACCAACCAAAGAAAGATTGAAATTTCCATCTACCATTATATGAGTTTCTAGCAACATATTTTAATGAAAGATTATGGTCGCCAATCTGAGTGGTTTTTTCTGGTAATAATACCTCCATCTTTGCCATGGCACCATTCTCATAAGAGTCAATTTTGACTTCTGCATTTTCTAAGGTAAGACCACCATTTTTCATTTCTTGTAATGCACCTTGAAATGCTTGTTTATGTAAGATTGGTTTATATTTAGATTTAATAATACCAAGTGGAGTATCTGTATCGGTTCTAACCAATTTTCTACCCATTTCTGTAGGTATTCCCTCAATATCTTGAATATCTATTGAGAAGTTTATTTTTTCCATTTCTTCTTCAAATAATTTAGTATTTAACATTTGTTTCTCCCTTTTAAGTTAAATGAAAAGAGGTGGCTTTATGCCACCCCTGCTAGTTGAAATAGTTTTTTATGTCGATATGGAAGGTTTAGGTCATAACAAATTGAACCACCTTGGTACATTTCGTCATTTTCTATACCCTCTGCCTGTAAAATCCATCTGATTGCAGTTCTATAATTTTTGGCACCTAATTTACAAGTATCTTTAATTCTTTTTGCAAATTCTTTAACCTTTCTTTTATCTGCAATTCTCTGTTCTTCAACAGCCTTTGTTGATTCTTTACCCCAGTATTCAACCATTATTTCTAGTTCTTCTAAGGTATGTTCATCTGGGTCAACCCTAACTCTTGAACCAGTAGCAGATTTGCCAAGTTCAGAAATCATGGTAACACATTCGTCTTTCTTATAATCAGTAATTGTTGTTATACCAAATTCTGCCAATCTATCTAATTCAGAAAAAGGTATTACCTCTGGAACCTCACAGTACATAATGTTAGGGTCTGTATTTGCCCTAACCATATCCATGTGTTTCTTATTTATCTTTTCTATATAAGATTTAAGTTCTAGTTGGTCTTTAGTGTATTTTATCATTTGTTTTCTCCCATAAAAAATTTAATGATAGTTACATAGTAATTTCTATAATTATAAAAGTCAACACATAAAAGGTATTTTTTTTACAATTATAGAAATATTTTATTTTAAGATTTTAAATTATAATCTTTTTCAATAATCCCAAGGTCTGCATTTCCTGCGATACAAGATTTAATCCATATCTTTCTTTTGATAGTACCATCAATATCTCGTAGTCTTCGGTAGTGTCCACGTCTTGTATGTTGTCTCTTTGGATTACCTTTACCTTGAAACCTCGTCTTGTAGACCTTTCTAACCTTATTGGCAGATAAATCTATATCAAGTATTTTATATTCGTTTCTTGGTACTCTTTTACCTAATTTGGTATGGATAATTTTATCATTTGGTTGCACAACCTCTTGAGTATGTAAACTTTGATTTAATAAAGAGAATAAAGATATAAGAAACCTTGTATCGCCTTCTGTTGAGGTAATAAGATTGCTCTCGTGTGCCTGTATCTCTTCGGTTGTATATCCCTCTTTAAATTTCCAAGATGGTACAGACCAATGCATTGATGCAGATTGTGCAATAGATAATCTGTAACATATATCTTTAAGACAATTAAATTCGTGAGATTTATTGTATTTTACCATTTTCAACAAATGATTAAATTGGTCATCATTTGATGTTAATTTGGTATTTAAAACAAATTTCTCAGGACAATATTCCATGAAATACCAACCACCTAAGAATTTTGAACCAATCGCCAATGCCTTAACTTTAAATTCATCAGAATTTGCAATTCTACTACCTCTAGGTAATTCATCAAGAAGTTCAACCTTTGCAAGTTCGTCATCAAAGTTTGGTAATTCTTCATGGATAATTTGGCACATTGTCGGTGAATAGAATTTTTTATTTATAATTCTACCAAAATCAGATGCCACATTTTCGTCATCTATAAAGAACCAAGACTCATATAGAAAATAACTATCATCTAATACATCAGTAAATTTTGATATATGATAACCGACCCTATCAGGTGTCTCGTCTTTTAATTTAAATTTCTTTGGTGTTTTATCCCAATAATCTTTCATATAATTTTGTCTTGCTTCTTCGTCCCATTCAATCCAAAGATTATCAAAAGGCATTTTCATATCTTCTAACATCTCTAGTAAAATTGATGGTTTCTTTAATGAAATATCAAAGGCATTTTCTACCAATTTAGGAGTAAGAACAAACTTCTGAGCATCTACAAATGCTTTTTGTTTCTTTCTTATCATTTCATCGGCAATCTTGCCCCCTTGATAGAGGGCGATTGCTCTTTTGGGTTGTGTAAACCCTGATAAAATTTCTGAACAAAGTATAGGTCTAGACATTGTATTTCTCCCAAAATAAATCCCACATTTCTTTTACTTTTTCATCAAGACCAGTAGAGGGAATGAAATTATAATTCTTTTCCCTTTTTTCTTCTGCCCTTAATTGTGCCTCTTGTAAGGTATCAGAGTCTTTAATAATCTCAGCCACCTCTACATCAATAAATTTATCTTCTAAATCTAGTATATATGAACTCATACCCATTAGATTTCTCCTTTCAATTTTTTATTTAATTCTTGAATATGTGAAGGTATCTCTTTTTCAAAATCTTTAACGATTGATTGTTTTTCATTTATTAAATCTTGAATAAGAGATTGGATTGTTGAGTTTGAAAATAAACCAACTGATTTTTTTATATCGGTTAGTTTTTCTATATCGTGTAGAATATCGTTCATCTTAATATCCTTTCACAATTTTGGTTGTTATCTTACCTTTATATAATTTTTGAAGACGTTCTAATTCTTCTACAGAATTATCTAATGTCCAATATTCCATATCGCCATCTGGATATGTTACTTGAAGGTAAGTATTTAGTGGTTGATTATGAGGATAAATCTCATTTGTTTTTGTATCATTCATTTGTTTTCTCCCATGAAATATTAATGAATGATTCTATTGGTAAATTGTAACTAGTACCAGTCAACCTATTTTTTTATATTTATAAAAACTTTTTTTACATACCCTAAATCAGCATAACCTTTATAATTTGCAGTTACACCTGTAGGTATTCTTACATCAAAATTTTCAGAATTATTTAGCGAATTTACAAAAAAATCTGCATAAGAGTTTTTTTTAATACTGCGAACTCCAACCTCAGATTCATATTCAGCAACAGCTTTTGGACAATCTTCAAAAAATTCTTCGTTATTTTTGTCTTTTTTTCTTGACATCTACAACCCTTGCTAGAGTTAAAAACTGCTGAAATCAATTTTTTTGTATAATCATACCCTAGACCATAGACCAACTGGTACGACGTTTAAAGTTTGATAGCTCTAAGGTTCGCTTCTTGTGTTCTCCAAGTCTCTATTTTGACCAAAGCAGTTTCTCTACGGTATCTATTTTTTTCGTCACGTTCAATAGCAATTTTTACTGCCTTTAAATGGTCTTGATATTCTTGACTTGCATATGCTTCTCTCTCTTGAGCAGAAATGGGAAGTTCAAGATGTTTACTCATAAGAATTGCTTTTAAAGATTTTGAAAATGCTTCAAGGTAAATTCTTGTTGCTTTTGCCTCAGCACATAGACCTGCCGAATCACGTAACCAAGCAACTGCCTTATGTATTTCTTCTTCATCAATTTTTTGCATTGTACATCTCCCAATATTTTTTTGCCACTTCTCTGCCATAATCTTTAGATAAATCAAAAGACTCCCAAAACATATCTTCATTCCCATGTGAATCATGTAGTAAGGCATGATGATAATAACAAAGTGGTACTGCATTATTATCACTTGCCCTAATTCCCATTCCCCTTACTCCGTCATAAGGTTTCAATAAATGATGTGCTTGAACATTAGCATGACAAGGGTAAGAAGAATGAGCAGATAAACAACATTCTTTTTTAGATACGAAATCTAAAAATTTTTTGTCTTTTATCCTCTTGATTTTAAAATTTGGCATTAAACTGTTTTATCGTAAGTCAGTTCATATTCTGCAAATGTTTTACCATTTTTAGTTTTAAAATTAGTTTCTATTGGGAAACCTTCTTGTCTTAAAGTGTATATGATAGCACTTAATCTAAAACAACCAAACATACTTAGAGCATCTATTGGGGTTATCTTTTTACCATCTTCAAGATGTTCTTTAATATTGTCATATTGTGTTTTTTTCTTCATTATTTCCTCCCTTTTTACCAGTCAATATCTTCTAATGCAGATGTATCGTCTTTATCATTAGAACTTTGTTTTTCTTGTTTTGGTTCATAACCAGTACTGTCTGCAAAATCTCTTAATTTTAAAGAGATATATTTATTACCTCTTTCGCTTTGTTCTTTCCATGCAGAGATAATCATGGCACCTTTATCAACCAAAGCATTTACAACACCCTTTGCATATGGGTCTTTTTCGTTGATTTGGTCTGCCCTTTTTAAGGTTCCCATTGCTCTGTATAATTCAACAATTTCTTCGCCCTTTTGATTAAGACGTTTAATACCAATAACTCTAAGTTGGTCGCCATTGATATTTAATTTACCTTGTTGAATTAATTTCCAATCGGGTTCGCCATCAGTTGATGTTATATTAAATAAGGCTCCACGATTGGTTTGGTCATAAGTTTTTGTATTATCCATTTTTTCCTCCCTTATCGGTTACACCTGATGCTGAATTTGCATCATCATCTTGTCCAAGACCAAACAATGCCTGTAAACCATACCTTTTGGCATAGGTAATTGCAGAACCCATTTTCTGTGGGTTATCTTTTTCAACATGATTAATTAAAACTGGTACATCACATTCAATAGTCTTTTCGTCTATCGTATGATAAATGGTTGTTTTAACCCATATATCTCTTGTGATGGTTTGACCACCAGTATTTTTGGTAGAACCATCTTTAAATGTATCAGTTATTTGTTTATCAAGTATAATATTTTTATAATGAACTTGTTGTGTAAAACATAAACCATATTTTGCACCTTGATTACAGGCATCAATAACAGATGTTAAATCTGCATATGTGCTTTTAAAATATGTATTATCTGTACCTTTAAGTGCAGTAATATTTAATGCTTGAAATTTATTTAAAGCCTCAACCAATGTATTTGTTACATCGTCTTTTGGTTTTTTTGGTATTTCTTTAATTCTTCCACCTTGGGCATAACCACTTGCACCTGTCATCTTTGCACCAGTATGATTAATTTTTTTTGGTTCTTGGTTCATTTATAACTCCATTGTTTTATTTTTTTGCTTGATTGCTCTTTCAGATAGTCACTCCAAGTCCACGAATCATAATTAGGGTGGATAATTGAAGCCAATTCCTCTTTATCATCACTGATTGCAAGGAATTTCATTAACCCAAAGGCAACAGATTTAATTTGCCTTTGATGGTATTTTATTTCTTCATAATCTATTAAGAATGTTTGATATGCCTTTGGCGAGGCATATACGACGTTACATTGATGTTCTGGATATGCCATGTGATATAATGCCATTTGTCTTTTATTTGCATCTGTAGGCTTAGATGGCATTCTACCAGTTGTTTTTAAATCAATTATTGTTTCTTCAAATATAAAATCTATATATCCAATTAATGGTACAGGTAAATCTTCAAAAGTAATTTCTATTTTCTTTTGGTAATCTATCATATTTTGAAAATCAAAATGTTTATTTAGAATGTTGCAATATTCTTTTAAATTTTCATTTTCTTTTATTCTTCTTTCATCATCAACATCAATTAAATCATCTTGGCATAATTGTTGATATTTTGTACCTACAACCTCTAGGTCTATTTCCCATGCCTCGTCTATATACTTTTGTGCAAGACCAAACTCTGTTGCAGTACCTCTGTGCATTGATGCAGAGCCTTTATCTCTTACACCAAATAATTTATCTGCAATGAATCTTGCTGGGTCTGTTAACCAAGTATTGATTGAACTGTGTGATAAATGATTAATACCATGTATGGCAAATGGATTGTTTCTATTCATCGTTACCTCAATTCTTCATTCTTCGTTATTACATACTACCAATTTATTTTAATAAGTAAACCTTTTTTGTGTTTACATTATTTTTTTTTTAATTTAAAAGTAAATTATGAGATTAAAAGATTATATTAAAATGAATGGTTATAACTATAAGAGTTTCGCAAAAGAATTAGATACTCATTATAGAAACATTGAGTCTTGGGCGAAAGGCGATAGAATGCCTAGATGGGCTGAGGCAGAGAAATTATTTATATTTACTGATAATCAAGTAACAGGGACAGACCTTTATGCCGAACAAATACAACGCAAAAAAGCAATATTACAAAGGAATAAGGTTTGATTCAAAAAAAGAACTGAACAGATATTTAATTTTAGAACAGATGCAAATGAAAAAATATATTACAAATTTAGAAATACACCCAACCTTTCCATTAATGGTTAATGGTATTAAGATTGGTAGGTATACTGCTGATTTTAAATATATAAATAATAAAGGCATTGAAATAATAGAAGATGTTAAGTCAAAGGTTACAAAGACTAGAGATTATATTTTAAGAAAAAAAATTTTAGCTACATATAAACCACCTATTATTATTACGGAGATATTATGAGTTGGTTGGCATTAGATTGGGCATCTAAACAAAAAACTGGTAATGGTACAAATAAACTAGTCTTAATATGTCTTGCCAATTATGCTGATGATAAAAATACCTGTTTTCCAAGTTTTAAAACATTAATTGCAATCACCGAAATGAGTAGGTCAACAATTATTAGAGCATTAAAAAATCTTGAACAACTCGAACTAATACAAATACAAGAAAGATTTACAGATTTTAATGAGGGTAAAAGGCAAACATCTAATTTATATACATTGATGGTAGGGTATCAGAGTGAAACCCACCCTGTTCAAATTGAAACCCCCCCTAGTATCACTATGAAACCCCATATAACCAGTAATAATAAACCTATATTATATACAGATGATTTTAACGAATGGTGGAATCTATATCCAAGAAAAGATGGCTCGAAGAAAAAGGCATTTGAATTATTTGAAAAGATTACAGATAAAATACTTAATTTTGACGAATTATATAGTTTTACTGTTAAATACAAACAGAGTGTTAATAATAAAGACCATAAATTTATACCTCATGCCACAACATGGTTAAATCAAAGGAGATGGGAAACAGTTGAAGAAAAACAAAAAATCAATTTAAATCAATTAGTTGGTTAAAAAAGGGAGAAAACAATGAATATTCACGAACAATTAATAAATGAAGGCATTAAAGTAAATTCGCAACAAGAACAACAAAAGGTAATTTGCCCTAAATGTTCACATACAAGAAATAAAAATAGAAACGAACCATGTTTATCAGTAAATTTACATGATGATATGGCAATGTGGCATTGTCATCATTGTGAATGGAAAGGTGCTGTACATGATAATATAATACAACCTAATCAATTTTCTAAATTTAAAAGAAAAGAAAATGTAATGCCTTTCGTACCAAAAAAACAAACAATGTCAGATGAAGCATATAATTGGTTAATTAAAAGACAGATTGACCCAACAACAATAACTGAGATGAAATTATACACACATAACGAAAAATTATGTTTTCCGTATTATCTTGATGGTAAGGTTGTAAATATAAAATATAGAAGTAAAGATAAAAGATTTCACCAAGAAAAAGATGCAATGAAATGCCTTTATAATTCAGATAACCTTAAAAAGGTTTGGAAAGAAAACCCTGAAGCAAAAAAGAGAGTTATTTTTGTAGAGGGCGAGATGGACGTTTTATCATTAATACAAATAGGTATTAGAGATGTTGTAAGTTTACCAGATGGTGCACCTAAAACACCTAAATTTGATATGAAAGATAAAAGGTTTTCTGCTTTTGAGCAAACTGAATGGATATGGGAGGCTGAGGAGGTAATCATTGCCACAGATAATGATGAGGCAGGTAAGGCTCTTGGACTTGAGTTGATACATAGGTTTGGTCGTGATGTCTGTAAAGTTGTTCAATTTCCTACATATAAAGATATTACCACAGAAGAAGAAAAGCAAATTAAAGATGCAAATGAATGTCTTGTTATTTATGGCGAAGAAAAACTTGGAATGGCAATAGCAAATGCAAAAGAATTTCCGATAGAAGATTTACATTCTGCTGTTGATTACAGAGACCAAATACAAAATATGTATGAAGGTAATGTGCAAAAAGCCATTTCAACAGGTTTTGAAAAATTAGACGAGATATATAAGATAATGCCTACAACATTCAATCTTATAACTGGCATTCCAAATCATGGTAAATCTAATTTTCTTGACCAAATATTGGTAAATCTTGCAGAACAACAACATTGGCGATTTCTGATATATTCACCAGAACATTCTACACCCAATCATATTAGAAGATTATTAGAAAAAAGATGCAGAAAACCTTTTGATATAGGAGTTTACGAGAGAATAAGCCAAGAACAATTAAATAGTGGATTAGATTTTTTAAATACACATTTTAAATTTCTTGAAGCAAAAGATGATATTCCAACGATTGAATATATCTTAAATAAGGCAAAGGCATCTAAACAAAGATTTGGTATAAAAGGTTTGGTAATAGACCCATTCAATCAAGTTAGTTCTAATAGAGATGCACACAAACGAGAAGATGAACACATTAGAGATGTTATTGCTCAATGCCAACAATTTGCCAGAAACCATGATATTTGGGTTTGTATGGTTGCACACCCACATAAATTACACAGAAATGATGCAGGGGTTATACCACCACCAGACTTATATCAAGTAAGTGGTTCAGCACATTGGGCGAATATGGCAGATACTGCCTTGGTTATTCACAGAGATTTTGAAAATAATTCAACCAAAGTTATTACAAAAAAGATTAGAGAACAGGGAGTTTATGGCGATATTGGTCAACGAGAGTTCTTTTTTAATTATAAAACAAGATGTTATGAACAAACATATGGATAAAATTTACGATAACGGATTGACAGACGAACAACAAAAGAAAGTAGACGATGCTTACGAAAATCTTATGTCAAAAGTAAAAGAGATTGATTTAAGGCTTTATGAAAAATTAAGAGCAAAAGAGTTAAGTGCAGAAGATGTTTTTAAATTAATGCATACAAAAGAAGATAAAAGAATGACGAGGATAGTAGATGACCAATATACATTACTATAAATTATTTTATGTTTAAAATGTTTGTTATGACCTGCATAATTTGGATTGAAGGTAGTCGTTATGATGGTGGAGAGGTAAAATGCGGTATACATGAGGCAGAAATTGTTTTTTCTTCAATGTTTGCTTGTAAATCTAATATACCAAGATATGAAGAATATGTTGTTAAAAGTATTTACGACCAATTTGAAATGCCATCAGATTATGTAATAAATACAATGTGTTATGAAGATAAAATGGAGTAAAACATGAAGATAGAAATGCTAGATATAAATAAAATAAAGCCTTACGAGAAGAACCCTAGAAAAAATCAAAATGCAGAGAAGATAGCAAAATCGTTAGAAAAATATGGCTGGAGACAACCAATCGTTGTTGACAAAGACTATGTAGTCATTGTTGGTCATACAAGATTAATGGGTGCAGAACATCTTAAAATGAAAAAGGTTCCAGTCCATGTTGCGCATGATATGGCAGAAGAACAGGTTAAAGCATACAGAATAGCAGATAACAGATTATCAGAAGATAGTACATGGGATTACGAATTACTTAAATTTGAAATGGATATGTTAAACGATATTGGTTTTGACCTTGATAACTTAGGTTTTGAACAACAAGAATTAGAAACAATAATATTTCAACCAGACCATAACTCAAGAGAATGGTTAGACCATGAAGAACATTGGCAAGATATGCCTAGTTTTGACCACGAAGACCAATCGCCATATAAATCACTAACTATAAATTTTGTTAATAAAGAATCTATGGATAAGTTTTTTCAGTTAATAAAACAAGATTACACAGATAAAACAAAATACATTTGGTACCCAAAAATAGAAAAGAATATAATTAAGGATAAAGCCTTTGGCAGTTAAGCACCAATTCCCCATCTATATACCATCAAAGGGTAGAGCAGATAGTAGATTAACTATCAAGGCATTAGAAGAAATGGGTGTATCTTACACAGTAGTTGTTGAAGAACAAGAGTACTCGGAGTATGCGAAGGTGGTGCAGAAAAAGAATATACTCGTGTTAGATAAGACATACCAAGACGATTACGATACGTGTGACGATTTAGGCGATAGAAAATCTAAGGGACCCGGACCTGCTCGTAATTTTATATGGCAACATTCAATAGATAGAGGTTACAAATGGCATTGGGTAATGGACGATAATATAAAATGTTTCAGAAGATGGCAGAATAACCTAGAGATTAAATGTATAGATGGCACACCATTTAAGGTAATGGAAGATTTTGTATTGAGATATAAAAACATAGGAATGGCAGGACCTAATTATACATTCTTTGTTATAGATAAATGGGCACACCAATATGGACCATTTACAGTAAATACTAGAATATACTCATGCAATCTAATTAGAAACGATTTACCTTTACCAGATAGATGGAGAGGTAGGTATAACGAAGATACTGATTTGTCTTTACGAATATTAAAGAAAGGTTGGTGTACAGTACAATTCAATGTTTTTTTACAAGAGAAAGCAAACACACAAACTGTTAAAGGTGGTAATACAGATGAGTTCTATGCAGAAGAAGGCACAATACCTAAATCTAATATGCAGATGCGATTACACCCAGATGTTACAAAACTTGTATGGAGATATGGCAGACACCACCATTATGTTAACTACAATAAGTTCAAAAGAGAAAACAAATTAATATTTCGTGATGATTTTAAACCTAAAAAAGGTGTAAATAATTACGGATTAAAGTTAAAAAAAGTTGAATAATAAATAATTTTCGTGGTATTTAAAAAAAGATGAACGAATTGAAACCCATAAAAAAGGCAAAAACAACCAAGAAAAAGGTTGGTAGACCTAAAATAGAACTGAATCTTGGCGAATTAGAAAGATTATCCAGATTAAATTGTACTATGCCAGAAATATCAGCTTACTTTGACATACCTTTACGAACTCTTGAAGATAAATTTACTAACGAACCAGAGGTTAGAAAGGCAATAGAAAAGGGTAGGGCGACTGGTATGTTGTCTTTAAGACGAAAACAAATACAGATTATGGAAGACACAAACAATTCAACCATGGCGATTTGGCTAGGTAAACAGATGTTAGGGCAAACAGATAGACAAGAAATACGACAAGATATTAACATTGAAGAAAGAAAGGTGCTAGACGTAAGCAGATTAAGCGATGATGACCTCAACTATCTTGAAAGAACACTTAAACATGCACTCGTTGACACAGATACGAGCGGAGAAAATGAGAAGGTCCCTCAAGTTGTTCATAAAAGAGGCATGGACAACAATAGAGCCTAATCGTGAATATAACGATAATTGGCATATAGATGCGATATCCGACCATTTACAGGCTGTTGCCAATGGAGACATCAAAAGATTAATTATAAACGTACCACCAAGACATATGAAGTCTATATCGGTGTCTGTTGCATTACCTGCATGGACATGGACAAATGACCCTACCAAAAAGTTTTTATATGCTAGTTATGCAGGTTCTTTATCAATTAGAGATAGTGTAAAGTGTAGGCGATTGATTGATAGTCAATGGTATAAGACAACATTTGGCGATGGTTTCTCGCTAACAACAGACCAAAATCAGAAACAAAGGTTCGAGAACGATAAGACAGGTATGCGAATTGCTACATCTGTAGATGGTGCATTAACTGGTGAGGGTGGCGATATTATTGTTATAGATGACCCACACAATGTAAGAGAGGCAGAATCAGGTCTTGTCAGGCAAGGTGTATTAGATTGGTGGGACCAAGCAATGCAAACAAGATTGAATGACCCTAAAAATGGTGCATTTATTATAATTATGCAAAGAGTACATGAGAACGATTTAACAGGTCATATTTTGGCAAATGAATTTGAAGATTGGGACCATTTATGTTTACCAGCAAGATACGAAACTACGCACCCAACCATTAGTCGTTCTTCATTGGGATTTATTGACCCACGAGAAGAAGATGGCGAATTACTATGGCCAGATAGAATAGACGAAAGAACACTAGCAAATCTTGAAAAAAGTTTAGGTTCTTATGGTTCTGCTGGTCAATTACAACAACGACCAATGCCAAGAGGTGGAGGTATATTAAGGGCAGAATGGTGGAGTGAATGGCAAGAAGAAGATTTGCCAAATATAGAGTACATGATACAATCGTACGATACAGCATTTAGTACAAAAGAAAATAGTTCATATAGTGCTAGAACAACATGGGGAGTATTTAAACAAGATGGATATTATAATGCTATCGTTATCGATATGTGGTACGATAGGGTTTCTTACCCTGAGTTAAGAGCGATTGCACAAGAGGCATATGAAGATTACGAACCAGATGTTGTGTTGATAGAAAAGAAAGCAAGTGGTCAAAGTTTGATACAAGATTTAAGAATGGCTGGTATACCAGTTTTAGAATATTCGCCAGATAGAGATAAGCAGGCTAGGGCACACGCAAGTTCTGCCTTGCTAGAAGATGGTAGAATATGGTACCCTGCAGGTAAGAGATGGGCAAAAGATTTAATAGATATATGTTCTGCCTTTCCAACTGGTAACAATGATGATATAGTAGATACATGCACTCAAGCATGGTTAAGATTAAGAAAAGGTTGGTTTATAACACATTCAAGCGACGCAGAAGATGATGACGTTGAAGAACAGAAGAGGTTAACATTATATGGCTAGAGAACCAAACATAATACCATTCCAAGAGGGTGCTCCAGCAGACGACCTTGAGGTAGAACAAATTGGCGAAGATGTGCTTATTGGCGATGCATCACTAGACGAAGTAGTAGAAATAACAAGTGAACATGACCAAAACCTTGCAGAACAAATAGACGATAATGAATCTGCAAGAAAGGCACAAGATTTATTAGAAGCATTTGAAAGCGATAAAGAAGCTAGGTCAGAGTGGGAAGATAGATACAAACAAGGTCTTGAAACCTTAGAACCAGATGGTGGGTTAACAGAAGAAGAAGAACAAAGAGCAACAAGAGGTTTAAGCACAGTTGTACACCCCATGATTGCTGAAGCCGCAACCCAGTTCAATGCAAGAGCAATCGCAGAATTATATCCGTCAGGTGGACCAGTAAAGACAACAATAATTGGTGAACCTACAGAAGAATTAGAAGACCAAGCAAGACGAGTTCGTGATTACATGAACTATCAGATAACACAAGAAATGCCTGAGTATTTCCCTGATTTAGATACAATGTTATTTCAGTTACCACTAATTGGTCATGCATTCAAAAAAGTATTTTACGACACAAATCTAGGCAGACAATGTTCTCAGTTTGTAAAGGCAGAAGACTTTGTTGTTGCACCAGACAGTAAAGATTTAATGACATCTATAAGATATTCGCACATCATTAGAATGCCAAGAAACGACTATAATCGTTACGTTCAAGGTGGTTTTTATCTACCTATTAAATATATGGGAAGTGATTATGACCCTGCAGGAGATATAGGAGAGCAGATTGAAGGTGTTTCTTCTTACGGAGATGAAGAACACAACGAGACAGTTACATTAATTGAAATGCACGTATACGAAACATTTGATGGTCTTGATGGTATAGAAACAGATGATAAAGATTACGACAAAGATATGGTCGCATTTCCCTATGTTGTAACAATAGATTATGATTCACAAAAGATTGTATCAATAAGAAGAAACTGGGAAGAAAAAGACGAAAAGAAAATAAGACTTGATTATTTTGTTTCATATAGATTTTTGCCGGGTACTGGTTTTTACGGATTTGGTTTATTTCATTTAATAGGCGGTCTTGGAAAGGCGGCAACAGG